ATATGACTTTATAGTAAATGAAAAGCGTTTATATTGTATGAAATCAAATGATATTGTTATAAAGTATGGATACAAAGAAAACCAAACTGAATATAATCCAAGCTGGGCGAATAGCTGTTGAAGAGTTAATCAAAGTAGCTAGAGAACCTATTGTGGATTCTAATATGGATATTTCCGCAGATAGACTTAAAAATGCTGCAGCTACTAAAAAACTAGCTATATTTGACGCTTTTGAGATACTAACTAGAATCGAAGAAGAAAAAAATATATTAGAAGAAAAACCCAAAGTAGAAGAAAAGAAACATAATAAATTTAAAGGTTTTGCAGAAGGGAGGTCTAAATAATGGATGAGCCGGTATTGATGAAAATATTACCTAATCATATTGATCCTAAAGTTTTAAGGAGAAATAATAGATATAAGAAATGGAAATATGGTTATGATGAAGATCATGATATTATATATATAGGTAAAACTGGTGAAATAGGGGATGTATATGAAATACAAAATTTAAAAATTGCATTACCAAAAGCGCACAAAGATATAATAAAATATAAGAATGATACCTGGGAGCGTACTCTTATCCCAAAAGTTTTAAATAAAATCAAAACTATTTTTGACTGGGGACAATACCCTGATGATTTTAAAGAAAAATGGTAACAAAGGTGTTCCTACTTATCTTACTGGCACTCACTATATGTACTTGCAGTGGAGTAAGATTGATGTTGGGCCACCAGATTTTAGAGAAGCCAATAGATTATTCTTTATATTCTGGGAAGCCTGTAAAGCCGATGATAGATGCTACGGAATTTGTTACCTTAAAAATCGTAGATCAGGATTCTCTTTTATGGGATCTGGAGAAGTAATAAATCTAGCTACAATATCAAGTGATTCCAGGTATGGAATATTATCTAAAACTGGACAAGATGCTAAAACAATGTTTACCGATAAGGTTGTTCCTATATCAGTAAATTATCCTTTCTTTTTTAAACCGATTCAAGATGGTATGGATCGACCTAAAACAGAATTAGCATATAGAGTTCCAGCTTCTAAATTTACTAGAAGAAAGATTATAAGTGGAGAGATGGCGATTGATCTACAAGGCCTTGATACCACAATAGACTGGAAAAATACTGGTGACAATAGTTATGATGGTGAAAAATTAAAACTATTAGTACACGATGAATCTGGAAAATGGGAGAGACCTAATAATATATTAAACAACTGGAGAGTTACAAAAACTACATTAAGGCTTGGTAGTAGAATTATTGGCAAGTGTATGATGGGATCTACTAGCAACGCTTTAGATAAAGGAGGTAGTAATTTTAAAAAATTATATAATGATTCAGATGTTACAAAAAGAAATGCCAACGGACAGACTCGCTCAGGACTCTATAGTTTGTTCATTCCTATGGAATGGAATTACGAAGGATACATTGATTCTTATGGATTACCTGTATTTGTTAAACCGAAGGAGAAGACGACCGATGCTCATGGAACACCAATAAGAATAGGTGTAGTTGAATATTGGCAAAATGAAGTAGATGGATTAAAAGATGATCATGATGCTTTAAATGAATTTTATAGACAATTCCCACGAACTGAAGAGCATGCATTTAGAGATGAAGCTACGTCCTCGTTATTTAATTTAACCAAGATATATGAACAAATTGATTGGAATGCTGATGTTAGAAACAGTGGTTTAGTAACACAGGGAAATTTCCATTGGGCAGATGGTGTAAAAGATACTGAAGTTGTCTTTGCCCCTAATAATAAAGGAAGATTTTTTGTTTCTTGGGTGCCCTCATATCATCTACAAAATAAAATAATAACCAAAAATGGATTTAAATATCCTGGCAATGAGCATATGGGAGCATTTGGATGTGATCCTTATGATATTTCAGGGACAGTTGATAAAAGGGGATCAAACGGATCATTACATGGTTTAACTAAATTTAGCATGGATAATCATCCTGCTAATCATTTTTTCTTAGAATATATAGCTAGACCCCCTACCGCAGAGATATTTTTTGAAGATGTATTAATGGCATGTATATTTTACAGTATGCCAATACTTTGCGAAAACAATAAACCAAGACTATTATATTATTTTAAAAGAAGAGGTTACAGAGGATATTCTATAAATAGACCAGATAAAATATATAATAAATTATCAGTAACAGAAAGAGAAATAGGTGGTATACCTAATTCAAGTGAAGATATTAAACAAGCGCACGCAGCAGCAATAGAATCTTATATAGAAGACTATATAGGGTTAAGACAAGATGGTAGTTATGGGGATTTATATTTCCAAAGAACATTAGAAGATTGGGCCAAATTTAATATAAACAATAGAACATCTCACGATGCTTCTATAAGTTCTGGACTTGCTGTAATGGCTTGTAACAAAAATAAATATAGACCTAATCCTATAATTGATAGAAAAATTTATGATTTGGGGATTAAAAAATTCACAAACACAGGAGAAGTTTCAAAAATAATTGAATAAATGAAAATAAACACTAATTCTAATAGCGCTTTCCCAAGTCAGGTAGTACCAGACATTGAAAAAGCTTCAATTGAATATGGTTCCCAAGTAGCGATGGCTATTGAGACTGAATGGTTTAATCATGGCAGAACTAATGGTAATAGATATTTGACAAATTGGAATAATTATCATTATTTAAGATTATATGCAAGAGGAGAACAACCTGTACAAAAATATAAAGACGAATTAGCAATTAATGGAGATTTATCATATTTAAATTTAGATTGGAAACCAGTACCTGTTATCTCTAAATTTGTAGATATAGTTGTAAATGGAATATCAAATAAAGAATTTGACATTAAAGCTTATTCTCAGGATCCAGAATCGGTAAAACAAAGAACTAATTATGCTACAGCAATAGCACAAGATATGTTTGCAGCCAAGCAAATAGCACAAGCTAAGCAAAATCTAGGAATTGATCTCCAAAGATCTAATATATCTCCTTTAGAAATGCCTAGAACTACAGATGAATTAGAACTTCACATGCAACTTAGTTATAAGCAAGCTGTAGAAATTGCCGAAGAAGAAGCTATTACCCAAACATTGGCACAAAATAAATGGGAGTTAACTAAAAGAAGATTAAATCAAGATTTAGTAACTTGTGGGATTGCATGCGCAAAAACTAATTTTAATAAATCAAATGGAATAACCGTCACATATGTAGACCCAGCGTATACAGTATATTCTTATACAGAAGATCCAAATTTTGAAGATATATATTATGTAGGAGAAGTTAAATCTATTACAATACCAGAACTTAAAAAACAATTTCCTGCTATTTCTAATGAAGAATTAGAAAGAATTCAAAAAATGCCTGGGAATAGACAATATATAACAGGATGGGGTAATTATGATAATAATACGGTTCAAATATTATATTTTGAATATAAAACTTACATGAACCAAGTATTTAAATTAAAACATACTGATAATGGATTAGAAAAAATAATCCAAAAAACTGATGAATTCAATCCTCCACCTAGTGATAACTACAATAGAGTTTCTAGAAGTATAGAAGTATTATATGAAGGAGTCAAAGTGTTAGGCACTAATACTATATTAAAATGGGAACTTGCTGAAAATATGACAAGACCTGTTGCTGATACTACTAAGGTAGAAATGAATTATGCAATATGTGCCCCTAGAATGTATAAAGGTAAAATTGAATCTTTAGTTAGTAAGATAACTGGTTTTGCTGATATGATCCAATTAACGCATTTAAAAATGCAACAAGTACTAGCTAGAATGGTACCAGATGGGGTATTTTTAGATATGGATGGTTTAGCAGAGGTTGATTTAGGGGATGGTACTAATTATAATCCTGCAGAGGCTTTAAATATGTATTTCCAAACCGGGTCTATAGTTGGTAGGTCTTTAACTCAAGATGGTGATTTAAATAGAGGGAAGGTTCCTATTCAAGAACTTACTTCTTCATCTGGTGGGGCTAAACTTCAAAGTTTAATACAAACTTATCAATATTACTTACAAATGATAAGAGATGTAACCGGACTAAATGAAGCTAGGGACGGCAGTATGCCTGATAAAGATGCTTTAGTAGGATTAGCTAAAATGGCCGCTAATCAATCTAATATTGCAACTAAACATATTAATCAAGCTAGTCAATTTATTGCATTAAGAATCTGTGAAAATATTTCTAAAAAAATAGTAGATGTATTAAGTTTTCCTTTAACACATAAT